GGCCTGTCTTGTCGTGCGTACACTTCATCCAGATCGGTTGGGCTCAACTGATGCGCAGATGGCACCAGGAGCGCGACAAACTCGTCCTGCAAATTGGCCAAATACGGGGTGGTGTGCAGGGGACCACTCTTAAAGTCGGTGATCCTCCGCTTAATACACCACTCCTCATTAGCTCTCGTGTCTGCGGGGGAGAAAGCTCCGTGGAGGATGGGGGACATGAAGGCTTGCATGGGATCCTTCACATCCACTGGAGGCGTTCGGTTGGCGACCTCGTAGGTGCGCACGGCCTCTGACACAGGAAAGACGTAAGTTCTCCTGGCTTGGGGTTGTGCGCGGTGGTAGCCGAGTAACGCGGCAGCCTGTGCCTTCTGCTCAATCTCGTTGTCGGTTGAGGGCAGATGGGCTTGAATGGCTGACATGTTGACCTTGACGGTGCTATTCGACGCGATGATGCGAATCGCGTCGTCGGTAGCTGCCGGGATGGTGCCACATGCATAAGTGCCGGCCTGAGCTGTGGAGACTTGGAGGTTTTCCTTCCCCTGGATATAAATCCGGGTGTACTCACCCTCCACGGGCTCTAGCCTACTCAGTCGTGACCCACCCAAGAAATTGGCGATGACGGAAGAAAATCCGGTCCATCGAGCCATTGGGGTGAGGCAGACGAGATAATGGTCATCGCTCACCTTACGGCGGTCTACTAAATAGGCCGCCGTCTGGTAGGGGATGCCGAAGCACTTACGCGTCGTAAGCAAACAGTCTGTATTGTAGTTCCAGACTGGGTGTCCATACCTTCCACCACCACTAACAGTGTAATCCACAGTTTGTTCTTTGGTGAACGTAAAACTGTAATCTACGCGTGTGGCGGCGGCTACGTCGGGTTGAAAGGTGTACAAGCATGTAGGCATAAAGGCCTTGGCGAGTACATCCGGCATCTCTACGTAGTAGTCAGTGTCGATCATAACAAGCATGTTGTCACGACCGGCACGCCTATCGGTATGGGCGGAATTGAGATCTTTGGCCCAGAAGTGGATTCTGGAGCCAACCTGCCCTCTGCGCTGGTCAGAACGCGAGGACTGGTAAAAGAAGGGTACAAGTCCCAAAGAGGAGGAAAAATTCTTGGCAAAGAAGGTGCCAGTGGAGCGATCCGCGGCGCTCACACCATGGGTGTGCTCGGGGGTCGGCT